ACCTTTTTAAAATGCCAACTTTAAAAGATTATAAAATGGACAATCAAGATAATAATGAACCAGAGGTTGATTCATCTGCGGAGGAATCAAATGTAGAAGTAGATGCTTTTGATGACTTAGGAGTAGATATTCCTGATATTCCTTTGCCTATGGAAGATGAAGCCGAGCAACCTATTGAAGATGAATTTGAAAGTGCTTATAAGTTTGCTATTGTAGGCGTCGGTCAAGGAGGATCTCGACTAGCAGAAACTTTTTGGAAGTTAGGGTATAGGCGAGTCGCTGTTATTAATACTGCAGCTCAAGATTTGAAGCCTATCTCTCTTCCTGATGCTAATAAATTACTTATTGGAGGTAGTGGTGCAGGTAAAGATCGAAAAGTAGCCCAAGGTATTTTTCAAGAACACCGTGAAGATATTTTAGACTTTCTTAAGAAGGTTTTTAAATCTGGTATTGATAGGATTTTAGTTTGTATTGGAGCTGGTGGTGGCACAGGTGCTGGTGGTGGCCCTGTAGTTGTGGACATCTGCCATGATTTATGTCAAACGTTTGGCGTAGAAACATCAGACTACGAAGCTAAAGTTGGAGCTATCTTAGCTTTACCAACTAAAGCAGAGGGATCTCGTGTCAAGAACAATGCGAAGGAAACTGCTGACGCTTTGATCAAATACACAACAAACGGAACTCTTTCTCCACTTATTATCCTTGATAACGAAAGAATCAAATTATTATATCCTAAATTATCTGTTAATAAGTTTTGGGGTACTGCAAATACCAGTATTTGTTCTTTATTCCACTTGTTTAACAAAATTGCTGCACAAGATTCAGAATATACTGCATTTGATAAAGCGGATCTAGATACTGTTATGTCTTCTGGTATTATTTCTTTTGGCGCTGTACCTGTTAGACCAAAAGGTGACATCGTTGAAGAAACTGATATTAGTTATGCTGTAAGAGACAATCTTAAAAAGAATATCTTAGCTAATATTGATGTTAATACTGGTAAGTTTGCAGCATGTGTTGTTATCGGCGACAAAGAAACACTTGATAATACACCGCAGGAAAGTTTAGAGCATGGATTTGAGCAGTTAAGCAGATTGCTTGGAGAAGGCTCCACGGTTCATCGTGGTATTTATCATACCTCTAAGAAAGGACTGGTCGTTTATACTATTATTGGAGGTATCGAAGCCCCTGAACAGTTGTTCGCATAACCTTAAATAAAGTTTAATTAAAACGCGCTAACAAGTAGAATTGTTGGCGCGTTTTTTTATTATCCATAAATTTATGGAAACGAGAAAAAAGAAGGTTCTTATTCATAGTAATTTTTGCAAAGCTTTCACAGGATTTGGAAAACACAAAAAGAATCTATTAAAATATTTATATAAAACTGATAAATATGAAATTGTAGAGCTTGCTAATGCAAAACAAAAGAACGACGAAGTTTTGCAAAAAATGCCATGGAAAGCTATTGGTACATTACCTTCTGATCAATACACAATAAAAAAATTACATAAAGATCAAACGAGAGCCAGAAATGCAGGTTATGGCCATGAATTGATCGACGAAATTATTAGAGAAGAAAAGCCTGATATTTATTTAGGGGTAGAGGATATTTGGGCATTTTCTGGATTTACCAAGAGGCCATGGTGGGATAAAGTTAATTCAATTATTCATACTACTCTTGATAGCTTGCCTTTGTTACCAGAATCCATAGAAGCAGCGCCATCAATTAAACATTATTTTGTATGGGCTGGATTTGCTGAAAAAGCAATGAAAAAAATGGGATTCAATCATGTAAAAACTGTACATGGAATCGTAGAGCATGAGCATTTCTATAAACTACCTGATTTAGAAAGACAAAAACTTAGAGACGTTAATAATTTAACAGATGAATTCATTATTGGCTTTGTATTTAGAAACCAACTGCGTAAAAGTGTACCAAACTTATTAGATGGATTTAAATCTTTTATTAACAAGAATCCCAAATCAAATGCAAAATTATTGCTACATACTCATTGGGGTGAAGGATGGGATATCAAAAGATTATTGGACGAAAAAAACATAGACAATAAATTAGTTTTAACAACTTATTTCTGCGGTCATTGTAAACAATACGAAGTAAAACCTTTTGAAGGTAATGGTATTGAATGTCCTAAATGCTCATCAAAAAATGGCTGCCATACCACTAATATTAAACACGGAGTTAATGAGCATCAGTTAAATGAAGTTTATAATTTAATGAATGTATATTGTCATCCATTTACTAGTGGAGGACAAGAAATTCCAATTCAAGAAGCTAAATTAACAGAGTTGATTACACTAGTTACTAATTATAGTTGTGGTGAAGATTGTTGCACTCCAGAAAGTGGTGGTTTGCCTTTAGATTGGGCTGAATATAGAGAACCCGGAACACAATTTATTAAAGCTTCTACTTCGGCAGTATCTATTGCAAAGAGTATTGAAAAGGTATACAAAATGGATGCCAAACAAAAAGAAAAGATGGGTAAAACAGCTCGTCAGTTTGTTATTGATAATTATTCAACTGAAGTAGTAGGTAAAATTTTCGAAGATTATTTTGATAATCTGCCAGCAGTAGATTGGTCAAATATTGATCTAACGGCAGTAGAAGAGCGAGATCCAGATTATGTACCTGACGCCAACCTATCTAATTCAGATTGGCTATTGGCTTTGTATCATAATATGTTGAAGATGAAGATAACTGAAAAAGATAGTGGTTATTTGTATTGGATGCAGCAATTTTCAAAAGGTGCAGATAGAGTTGGTATTTATAATTATTTTAAAAAAACTGCTGTTAAAGAAAATGCTGAATTAGTATCTCAAGTTACATATAAAGATTTGATTGATTATGATAGACCTAATAAAAGAATTGCATACGTTATGCCAATGCATTATGAAGATGTTTTTATGAGCACAAGTATAGTGAACTCTTTAAAAGAGGTTTACCCAGATCATGATATATACTTTTTTACTAAACAAGAGTATTTTCATTTAATTGACGAATGCCCAGCTATACATAAACTGTGCGAATATAAAGATGAAATGGAAAGCAATTCTTATTTTGAAGGTCAAGCTGATCAAAAAGGTTTGTTTGATTTGGCTTTTACTCCATTTTGGGAGACAAAGAAAATTTTGAATTATACTCATAACGGAAAAGATAAAGTAGAATTACAATTACAATGAATGTTTTAGAAAAATATGCTGTTAACTGTGGCGTAAAAATTAGAAAGCCGTACGTAGGTTTATCCTATTTCCCAGTTCCAGAAAACCCTTATATCATTATTGATAACAGGCATCGAGATGGCGCTAATACATATGATATGTTTTCAGATGTTATTGGTTACATCAAACCTATATTAGAAAGAGAGAATATTGATATATTTGTTTTCCAAAAAGATGGCAATAATTCTTTACAAGGCACAAAAGCTTTCGTTGAATTATTTAAAAAGCAAGAAGCGTTTCTTATCAAACACGCTAAAATGGTTATTGCCTCTGATAATTTATCTAATTATTTTGCTTCTGCGCTTGATATTCCTAATGTCGGGTTATATTCAACATATCCATCTCAAGCCACCAAGCCCATATGGAGCAACAAACATTACGTTATTGAAAGTAGTAGAGATGGTAATTTGCCCGGCTATGGTGCAGCAGAAAACCCTAAAACCATCAATTTGATACAGCCAGAATTGGTCGCTAAGCATATTTTATGTTGTCTAGGGTACGATGATCAAATTAATCACGAAACAGTGTTTATTGGCGATTTATACCCCATTAAAGTGGTTGAGGTAATTCCTGATTTTGCGCCGCCACAAGGGTTTATGGAGCAAAGAGCTCTTAATTTAAGAATGGATTACCATTTTGATGAACAAAATCTAATACAGTGGTTGCAAAATCGAAAGCTTAACATCCTAACAGAAAAACCAATTAGTATTTCTCTACTTAAATATTTTAAAAATAATATCGCACAGCTAACAGTCAACATCAATGATAGTTTCGATGAAGAGTATTTTAGAAAAATTCAATCAATTGGAATTAATCTGCAAATTTTTTGCGAAGATCAAGATAAGATCAATGATTATAGATTTAAATTTTTTGATTTTGAGGTTAGTGAAAGTTTGTTTAAAACAAAAGAAGATACAGAGTGTGTTGAAAAAATCGATGCAAATACAAAATTTGTTACAGGTAAAGTTTTACTAAGCCAAGGAAAGAAGTATTCTTGTTATGAAGCTAAAAAAGCAGGAAAAGAGTTGACAAGTCAACCTGAAGTGATTTATGATACAGAAGAATTTTGGAAAGAACTAGATCATTACAGATTGATTAATGAAACAGATATATAAAAGAAATGAACTGGGCCTACTAGAAGGCGTTGAATACCAATACAATGAAGATGGCTCTGTAAACTGGAGAGCTATGGTTGGTGAAGAGCATCTTTACCCTAATAAAGGTTGGTTTGAGAAGTTTAATAAGCCCGTACCTAAAACTGTAGAAGGACTTGGGGACCATCAGTTATTGATTAAATTATCTGGAATCAAAGAGCTTGCAAAGCTTCGAGGTTTTACAAAAGTTACTCATGAAATTGTAAAGTGTGACATAGAGCATGTAGCTGTTAAATGTGGCATTACATGGAATTCAAATTATGAATCAGATAATCAAGAAGTATATTTTGAAGATATCGCTAATGCTACTGTTTACAATACAAGTAGTTTTGCAAGAAAGTTTTTAGAGACAATTGCTACTAACCGTGCGTTTGTTAGATGTGTAAGAAATTTTCTCAATGTACATATTGTTGGCGCAGATGAAATTGATACTTCGGATTCTAAAACTCCAGAAGAAACCAGTAGTACTACTAACAAATTGAAGCCTCGTAATGTTCTAATGAAGAAGGTTGGACTTGGGCCAGATGATTTTAGTACCTTCAAAGATATTCTTAGAGGACTATGGAAAAGTGGAAAATATCAAAATGAACAAGTTTCAGATTGGGAAGATTGGGGAGATATTCCTAAAAAAGAAATGATGAAATTATTGGAGATCCTTTAAAATGCCTGACGCAAGCGATAGAATCTGTGCAGTAGTATTTGGCAATAAAATGCCAAATGAAATTGTTAGTCATCCTAATTATCCAGAATGGATAGAGAATAAAATAACAATTTTTAACTATGATTCTGATGAAAATTTACATCGCATTGAAAAAATGTTGAAACCAAATGTTTATGTAACATTTGGAAACTGGAAACTTCATAAAAATTTAAGTGATGCTCATTTTGATATCAGAAAAAAATGGATTAATTTAAATATTGAAAGCTCTGTAGAATCAGTTGCTGAAAGTATTTACAGCGCTTATAAAAAATCTTGCTTCATACCTCCTAATGAAAAATACCCATTAGTATCTGTTATTACTCCAACCTATAAAACTGGAGAAAAGATATTTAGACCATATGAAAGTTTAGTGGCGCAAACTTATCCAAACTGGGAATGGATTTTATACGACGATTCCGATGATAACAATGAAACGTATGATTTGTTATGCAAACTTGCTTCTAATGACAGTAGAATCAAAGTCTTCAAATCTGATGTTAGGAGCGGTAGAATTGGTCAAGTTAAAAGAAATGGATTTGTATTAGGTAGTGGAGAATTTTTGTGCGAGTTAGATCACGATGATGTTTTAACTGATAGTTGCTTGCTTGATTTGGCTAATAGTTTTAGAGCATATCCAGAAGTAGGTATGTGTTATACTGACTGCGTCGAGTACATTGAAGCAACTGGAGAGTGTACAGATTATGGTAATTATGCGTTTGGATACGGTAAGTATAAAATGGTTGAATATAAAGGTAAAACTTACCGAGCGATGGATTACCCACGACTAAACCAAAAAACTATACGTCATATTGTTGGTGTACCTAATCATGTTAGGTGTTGGAGAGCTGAAACATACCATAAAATTGGCGGACATAATCCTAATCTTCATGTGGTTGATGATTATGAGTTGATCGTAAGAACTTTTTTGCATTCTAAAATTTGCCACATTCCTAAATTAGGTTATATTCAATATGCTAATCAAGATCAATCCAATACTACTGATTTGAGGCGACGAGAAATTCAAAGGTTAGTTGAAATGGTTAGAGATGAATACGACGAACAAATTCATCATAGACTCATAGAACTCGGATTGCCAGATGATATCTGGGATCCATATACTAATCGCAGCGATATGGACAAACAAATTGATTTTTGTGAAAAACACGCTTGCATTATTTCAGAAGTCGTGTAGTATATAAGTTATGGAGTTCGCATTTGTTGTTATTAGCGGCATATTATTTACAATCGCTTTATGCATTAAAAGCGATCACAACCCTTGGATCAAATGAATTTAATTAATCGTTTAAACGTTAAGCGTTTTACATCAAAACTCTTAAAAGAGTTACGTCCAGAAATAACAAGAATTTCCCCATCTTTTTTAGAGAAGGTGGAAAAACAGGTTAAGTTGACAGTTAAAGACTTAATCATAAATCATAAGTCAAAAGATAAAACACTAAAATGAGTAATACAGCAGATACGCAAAATAACGAATGGAAAGAAAGAGAACTCGGAGCACTGTGGGTAAAAAGCGGTAAATCTGGAGATTTTCTTACTGGTCATTGTTTGGTTGATGGCAATCGAGTTGAAATGGTTGTTTTCAGAAACAAGAATAAAACTTCTGATAAAGCACCAGATTATATTATGTATAAGTCAAAAGCATTAGAGGGTGATCACATTATAAAGAAAACACCTATTCAAAGTACAAATACATCTGATTCTAGTGAAGAAGAATCTGATGAAGTGCCAGCACTTTTACAGTGATTAGAACTATATCACAAGCTGATATATTGCCAATAATTAAACTCACTGAAAAGTTTTGGCTAGAATCTTGTAGTCAATCTTTGTTTGGAGAGTTTGATCCAAAGCATTACCAAAGATCGCTCATTCAACTGTTAAAATCAGAATTAATGGTTGGATGGGCATCTTTTACCTCTGATAAAGAAATTAAAAGCATACTATTGGCTTGCTTAGATGTTTCTATATGGACCAATATAACTTTATTAAAGGAGATAATGTGGTATACAGATCCAGCGCACAGAGGTAGCCCTTCATCTTTTAAACTGTATAAAGAGATGGAAAAATATGCAAAACAAAATGGATATGCTGGCGTAGTTATGGGGCGTATTAAAGGGCCTAATAATTATGATAAGTTAGATCAATTTTATATTAAGAATAATTTTAAATCTTTAGAAGATAGTTATATTAAAATATTATGATGAATATATCTGAGTTTGAGCGCAACAAGCCAAGAATAACATATAAAAAATTGAATGATTTAATTCAAGGTTATGAAACATATGTTAGAGAAATGGATGTGATAATGGACGCAGAAGATGCTGCTTACAAACACGCGTATACTGTATTTATAGAAGAGTTAAAAGATTTACGTCATTCTTTTCTTAAAGGAGAATAATGAAAGTCATAGCTAACATAGAGCATTCTAATTTTGAGAATGATTTTCTTTCGTCCAACTCATTTATTGATATTACTGGTACCGATGTAATGACTTTAAAAGTGGGAGCCAACAAATATTATTTTGATGTAAAGTCTACAGCTTTTACATCTAATAAACTCTTATTAGAAGGTATTATTTCTGATGATAAAGAGCTTTTAGGCAGATGTGTTTTAAACATTAAAATTCAATGAAACCATTATTATTAGGATCCACTGGCTATATAGGTCAAAAATTCGCACAAAAAATTGACTGTGTGAAAATGAAGCATCAAGATGTTAGCGTAAGAAATTTATTAAAATTATGGGCTCAAACATCTTTTGATACAATTATTAATTGCGCCGGTGTGGTTGGTCGTCCTAATGTAGATGCTGTAGAAAAACGTAAAGAAGACGCTGTTAATGGAAATGTGGTATTGCCAGCTATATTAGCTCAATTTGCTAATCTACAGAAGGACATGAAAATTTTACATGTCTCTACAGGCTGTTGTTATGAATCAAATCAAGGTCAAGTTTTTACAGAAGATGATGAGCCAAATTTAGATTGGAATGGAAAACAAACGTGCAGCTTTTATTCTGGGTCTAAATCATTAGCAGAGAAATGGATTCAATCATATGAAAAGCATTATATTTGTAGATTGAGAATGCCTTTTGATAAATATGACGGAGAAAGAAATTATCTATCTAAGTTAATGAATTATGGTAAGATTTTATCTGCATCTAATTCTTTGTCTCATAGGGATGATTTTGTTAACTCTTGTTTAAAGTTATTAGAGATTAAAGCTAACTATGGAACATATAACATAGTTAATACTGGATTTATTAATGCAAAGGTTATTTGCAACTATATAAATTCATATACGAATATTAAAAAAGATTTTAAATTTTTTGAAGATCTAGAAGAATTTTACTTTGAAACAAAATCTGTACTGCGTAGCAATTGCATGCTTAGTAATAAAAAGCTGCTTGACGCTGGTGTAAGTATCAGAAATGTTGATGAAGCAATTATAGATAGTTTAAAAAATTGGTCATGAAATATTTAATTACTGGCGGCTCTGGATTTATAGGTTCAAATTTCATTGAGTATATTCTTGCAGATGATAAAACTAAAAGAGTATATAATATAGATAAATTAACATATGCTGCCGATAAAACTTTTGCTCCAAAGGATGAAAGATATACTTTTACTCCTTATGATATTGCAGATATACATGATTTAAATTTAGTCATAAGAAATCACAAGTTTGATGTGGTTGTAAATTTTGCTTCTCATTCTCATGTAGATAATTCTATATCTAACCCAGAGTTATTTTGGAGCAATAATATCTCTTCTTATTGTAGATTTTTGTTTACCTGTCAAAAAATGCAGCAAGACGGAGATATTGGTAAATTTATTCACATATCTACTGATGAAGTGTTTGGTGACACTGATGTAGATCATCCATTTAACGAAGCTTCGTTATTTAAACCATCATCTCCATATTCAGCTTCCAAAGCAAGCCAAGAGATGTTTATACATTCACTTAGAAAGATGTATGGATTTAAAGCTAATATTGTTAGGTTATGTAATAATTATGGACCTCGACAATACAAGGAAAAACTTTTACCTGTTGTTATCAATGCAATATTAAAAGGAAAAGATATACCTGTATATGGGGATGGCAATCAAAAAAGAGAATGGATTCATGTAAAAGAGTCTGCTGATATAATCAATCAAATTGCTTGCAATGTTAATGACAATGAAGATTATTGTATAGGGTCAGGTAACGTCAAAACAAACATTGAAGTGATTAAAATGTTAAATTCTTTATTTAATGGTAATAATCATGATAATATTAAGTTTGTTGTTGACAGAATAGGTCATGATAAGCTATATTTAACAGATAGTAGTAAAGTTGACTTTGCTTATCCAAAACGAAATAAAATACAGTTTGAAGATGGGCTAAAAGAAACATTTGAATTTTTCAAAAATAAATTTGACAACATAAAATTATTAGTTAATATAAATAAAAATATTATTCATGCTATGAGCGAAAATAATAGTTTACATAATGGAAGCACTTTAATGAGTGCCATTGAAAAAGCTACACCTGTACAGGTTGATACTTTATGGAGTATTCTCAAGTATAAGGAAATCGGAATTCTGCGAAAAGTAAAATGTATGAGCGATGTATTGCATCTTGATACGAATAATGTTCTTGATGAATTGCCAGCAGATCAAGAGGGTCGATTACTTGATTACAAGACTCGACACATGATTCATGACACTTTAATTAAAGTATCTTAATTTTATGGCTAACAATAGCGAAACAGCAACTGGCTCTTATATTGTAAGAGATAAACGTGGAGCATATATGGGGGCTTACAGTGAAAAATTGGGCTCAACAAATGCTAAAATCTGGGCTACTGACTGCGCTAGACAATCGAGAGGTATCCTGTATTACCGGGAAACTCAAGAAGGTGAAGAGCGCGAGATTCAAAGCTTTATTGAGCTTGGTAAAAAAACTGTCTCTTCTGAGTAGTGCTGAATAAAAAAAGCATATATTTACCTGTTATAGCGTACGGTGGCAGTTGCCGCGCAGAGTTTGCTATGAGTTGTTCTGGCTTGTTTGTTAAAACAATTCAGAATCACCCTAATCTTTCAATCCAATCAACTGGAATATTTTTTGAAAGTTTAGTCTCAAGAGCAAGAAATGCCGCAGCAGCTGCTGCCTTACATTATAAAACAGATTATTTATTATTTATTGATGCTGATATTGCATTTGATGCAGATGACGTATTCAAATTAATAAAGCACGATAAAGATGTAGTTTGTGGACCATATGCTAAAAAGTATCTAAGCGAACAAAAAATTCAGTACCTTACAAAACATAAGCCAGAAGTGTTTGATACAAACGAATGGAAATCTTTATCTACAGACTTCTCTTCAGAAATCAAACCTAGTAGCTCTGATTTAATTGAAGTAGATTATGCTGCCACAGGTTTCATGCTAATAAAAACTGACGTATTTAGAAAAATAGCTTTAAATTTTCCAAAAATTAAATATAAAAATGATATAGATGGTTATTTAACTTGGGGTGATAATTTTTATAACTTTTTCCCAGCAGAGATCAATCAGTCGTCTTTAAAATATGAAAGTGAAGATTATGGATTTTGTAAATTATGGAGATCTATTGGTGGCAAAATCTTTTTGGATACTTCGATCAATTTACACCATATTGGCAATATGACTTACGAAGGAAATTTAAAACAACAATTACAAACGTATAAATAATATGGGATGTTTTAGCGTTAACAAAGCAATCATTAATCCAAACTATAAGAAAAATTTTATTGTAGTAGATAATTTTTATGAGAATCCAGATTATGTAAGAGAGTTTGCTTTACAGCAAAACATGGTTGCTCATCCAGAAAGCCATAAAGGCTGTAGAACAGACGATAGATTTTTTGCCCCGAATATGAAAGAAGTTTTTGAAAATATTTTGGGACGCAAAATAGCTAATTGGTACAATCAAGATTACTGTAATGGAGTTTTTCAATATTGCACTACTAACGATCCTATTGTTTACCATTGTGATAATCAGGATTGGGCTGGAGCAATTTATTTGACGCCAGATGCACCGTATGATAGTGGTACTTCATTTTTTGCATCCAAATATAAAGGTTTCAGAGATGCTACAGATCCTAATTTTAATTTTGAAAAAATTTTTAATGGAGAGTTTTTAAATAGAGCTAGGTTTGATAAGGTGGACGAAATTGGAAATGTGTATAATAGGTTAGTTATATGGAACTCTAGATTAATTCATGCGGCCACAAGTTATTTTGGATCGAATCCAGAAAATTCTAGATTGTTTCATTTATTCTTTTTTGATTTAGAGGGAGGACAAAACCATGAGTGAAAATGTTTCTGTTATTGATAATGTTTTATCAATTGATTTATGTCATGAATTAGTTGATAAATATAAGCAAACGCCTCATTGCAATAGAACAAATAAAACAATATGGAGTGAAAATATCATCCATCATTCAAATTATGTTTTAGTTAATGATCTAAATAATCATGAGAGGAATAAGGTGCTGCAACATGTATTTAAAGTATTGCCTGAATATTCTGATGACAATATTCACGCTATGTTTTATAGGTGGACTAAATTTTCTTATATTCCACCCCATGATGATCAGCATGTGGATTATGCTATTACTATCCATTTAAATGTAAACTATACAGCAAGTCAGGGAGGCGTTTTCATGTATAAAGAGCAAGATGACATTCATTGGACTGGAGTCGAACCTATTTTTAATAGGTTGGTTTGCAATAAAAATCATATTGTTCATTGGGTTACTCCTGTAACATCTAACGAAGATCGCTACTCATTACAGATATTCCCCATAAAATGATTAATATAGATTTATTTAATAATAAAGAGGTGTACAATCAAATATATACCAAAAACTCTCCTTTTCCTCATATTGTATTTGAAGAGTTATTTGATAAAACGTTAATTAAAGAAGCTGCAAAGGAAGCCAAAGTTTTTTGTAATGATTATTTAAGATCTCGACCAATGACGGAAGAACATGAATTTCAATCTAAAAAACATGGTGTTAATAATATTTTAGAATTGCCCCCTGTTCTAAGATTGATTTGTAAATATATTAATAATCCAGATTTTATTGCATTTTTAAGAAAAATTACTGGCTTGAAGTCTATAATAGGAGATTCGTATTTTATGGGAGGTGGATTACATTTTACGGAGCGCGGGGGCAGATTAGGAGTTCATCATGATTTTAATTTTTTAGGAGATAAAAATACTCCGGATTATTATAGAAAATGCAACTTAATTATTTTTTTAAACGATAAGTGGGATGATAGTTGGGGTGGAGGATTAGAGCTTTGGGATAAAAATCTTATGTCAAAAAGACATGTAGTTATGCCTAAATTAAACAGAGCTGTGTTGTTTAATATTGAAAATGCTCCGCATGGTCATCCAGATCCTTTGAATTGCCCAACGCAAGAGTCCAGAAGAAGTTTAGCTTTCTATTTTTATGATAAGATCCCCACAAAGAATCGTTTATATGAGAGAGCTTACTGGAAATTTGGTAATGTTTTGAGGTGATTTTGTAACATAAAATATATTTATATGAAAATAGCAATAGTTAGCGGCGGCTTCGACCCTATACATATTGGACATATTGAGTTAATGCAAAGAGCACGTTCATTAGCTGATGCTTTGATTGTGATTATAAATGACGATCAATTTTTAATAAATAAAAAAGGTAAATTCTTTATGCCATTCTTTGAGCGCAAAAAGATTGTAGAAAGCATTAAATATGTAGATATGGCAATAAAATGCATTGACAAAGATCAAACAGTATGTCAGACTTTAAGAGGTCTTGCTTCTTGCAGAGCTTTAATTAATAATCAACCATATGAAAAACTATTTTTTTGTAATGGAGGAGATAGAACTTCCGGTGAAAATACGCCTGAGCATTTAGTTTGTTCAGAATTAGGTATTGAATCGGTTTATGGTCTTGGAGCTAAAATTCAAAGCAGTAGCTGGCTCACTAATAAATAATTTTTTTGATGATTTTTTAAAACTTATTAATTCTAATTTAGCAAGCTCTGAAACTAATTTAGGTTATTGGAGGAAAGAGCGGCGACATATTGAAAATGAATGAAAAAAATATTAATTTACTCTTATTATATTGATCCAAACAATTTAAGAAGAAAAGAAATCAACCATGTGTTGGAAAAAAACTTTTCTGCAGGATTTGATTATATTTTTATACATTCAGAGGCTTCTATCGAAGAAATTAAAAATCAAATTGACTTTAACACGCTATCTCCACACACTCAATTGATGATTGGATTGATTAGCCAAAGACCTACTTTTAATTCTTTATTCAAAACAGCAGAACACAAAATTCTTAAAGATATTAAAGATAAATTATTGTTTGTTGCAAATTCAGATATTTATTTTGATAAACTGCAAGAATATGAAAGAATATATAAAGTTTTTCAACACAAAGAAAAAATTGCTTTAGCTCTTTCTAGATGGGACATACAAGAAGATGGCTCTTCTCAGTTTGTTGATCGTTTAGATAGCCAAGATGCTTATGTTTTTTATGGGGACATCGAGTTCAGATTAAAAAAAGATTTTTGCATGGGTGTGCCGGGATGTGATAATCGTTTAGTTTATGATTTAATCGAAGCTGGATATAATGTCTTAAATCCCAGTTTAAATTTAAAAATTTATCATTACCATATTAGTGACGTTAGAAGGTATATGGGTGAAGGAGAAGTGCATAAACCTTTTCTCGGTAACGAAAAACAAAGAATAGATGGTCCGTATGCCATACTACCAGTTTTAGATATACGTAAACATGATGGATAAAAATATTGTATTTTATTCTGATCAAAAATGTTTAGATCAAACTTTGTTGGCAATTGATAGCTTTACAAGGTTTTGTGTAAATTCAGAATTGAATACGTTTACTTTTTATTATTTTTGCATTGGATTTAAACCAAATTTGAATCGCAAAGAAATAGTTGAAATACAAATTGACCCCATAGAAAATATACCTACTTTTTGGTTTTATAAACCAGTGATTATTAAAAAAGCGTTAGAGTTTTTAGATCATTTCGTTTTTTTAGACTCTGATATTATAGCTTCTCATAATTTTAATTATAACAAGCTACTTTCTTCAGTTCATAAATATCCTAAAGCTTCTATCATACACAATTGGAATTATCCTTATTATTGGTGGTTTGACGACAAAGGGGAAAAGCATACAATGAGCTACAAAAAGCTAATGGATTATATTGGAGTAGAAAAAGAGACTCAGCATTTTGTATGCACACCTTTGATGGCAGTAAATAAATCGTGCCGAGATTTTGTTAACGAGTGGTGTGATATTTGCATGAATAAAGATTTGTGGTTTTTAGATCATAAAGAACCTATTGTACAAATAGGAGATTTTGTTATTACAAAATTTCTAGAATTATTTCCAGCTGGAGATGAGACACTATATAATGTATTATTGTGGCGCGACAAAGTTACAGATTACTTTTTTGAAGGAGCTATTATTAACACAGATTTAAAAGTTACAATATTAGCTCTTGAGAATTCTCAATCTATTATCAACGAAAATTTAGAGCCTGATAATGACGGCGCTTTTTGTGTAGATTCTAAGTTGATTCAAATATACCATAGAATAAAAGATATAGATTTAAAGCGGCAAATCATATATAATTTAATAAATTAAATGGCCAAAGAGATTTATTATCAAATACACTGCTCTACACTTGGAGATGTTCTAAGTGCAACTCCTACTATACGCAAATTACATAAAGTTTATGGACAAAAAATCAATGTAGTTAACAATAATTCAGCAGTTTTAAAAAACAACCCCAGAATTAGCAAATTAATTAGGCACGAAGAATTTAATCCATCACATCTTTCAAATGGAGATGAATGGTTTCAAAGTTATGTATTAGCTGGTTTGCCAAATCAGTTTGGAGTAGAAAAGAAGTTTAATACAATTGATATAAGATTGATACATAGTTTAGATTTAGGTTTTGGTTTAATGCCAGAGGAAATGAGCTGTGAATTTTACCCAGACGCATATACCAACCCCTTTAACCTTCCTGATCATTATATAGTTTTACATACGGCAAAAAACTGGCCCAATAGAACGTGGCCAAGAGAAAGCTGGCAGAAAATAATTAATTATCTTAACGATAGAAAAATATACACAATTTTAATTGGTAAAAATGTTGAAGAAAAAGATTTTCATTATATTAAAAAAGATTTTTATGAATTTGATAATATTTATGGTCAAAATCTAATCAACAAAGATACTTTAGATATATGCTGGCACATATTGAATAATGCTAAATTATTTATAACATTTGATACAGGTCCTTTACATTTAGCAGGTACAACAGATGTTTCTATATTGCAACTAGGTAGCGCCAAAGATCCTAGATTAAGCGCTCCATATAGATATGGTACGCAAGATTACAAATATGAGAATCTAAAAGGTCCGTGTGACATATACTGTACAAACAATATTAAGTATTCAATTAAAGAGTGGGGCACAATAAATGCAGTGCCACCACTACCTACTTGTTTAGAAGGTAAAGAAATATTTGAATGTCAACCTTCTGTGGATCAAGTGATTGAGTATTTAAATAAAAATTTATCATGAGGATAGCTGTACTAACCGCTTATACAAAGAATAACCCATGGACCGACAATGGTAAATGTGATTTTTTGGAAGCTGCATATCCAAATCATATGGATTATTGTTTAAAGCATGATTATACTTATATAGCAGAATGTTACGAGGATATCGAGATAAAAGGCATTCATCCTACATGGATTAAAATATTCGCTATACAAAAGTTCATTAAACATTTTGATTATGTATGTTGGATAGATGCTGATGCTATTTTTACAAATTCAGATTTCACTGTAGAACAATTTTTAGAAGAGGATACGAATTTAGTTTTATGCCAAAGTAATCCAGATAAAAGAACTAATAACATGTTCACAGTTATCAATACTGGATTTATGATATTTAAAAATAATAGTTGGTCACACAATTTGTTACAATCGTTAGTTGATAATTCTGGAGTTTTTAAAACAGAATATTTTCAAGAACAAACTGTATTAGATAATTATTTGAAAGATAATGGATATTATGATAAATCTCCAATACTCAATAGCATGTCAAGCGATTCATTAAAAGAACGTTATCAATATAATAATATTATTATACTTCCCTCTACTTATCATTGCTACGAAATCTCAGATAAACCTAAGTTTATTTATCACGCCGCAGGTGATTCAGCAAACAAGAAGAATAAATTAATTCAATATTTACAAAACGTATGATAAAGAAGGAGTACAAATTTGGAATTTATACATCTTTCTATAACGCAGAAAGATTTATTGATGACATCTTTAAACAGTTCGAAGCAATTAATTATCAAAATTGGAAATGGATAGTTACAGATGATTTTAGCTCTGATAACACTAAGAACCTCTTAATTCAAAAATGTAAACAATATGATTTTGTAGAATATGTCGAGCAGCAACATAAAAAGGAGATGTATTGGCAACCTAATAAGTTTTTTGATGATAGTTTTGATTATGTGGTGCTTATGGATTGTGATGATGAGTTTGATGTTGAGTTCTTGAATATATACAATCACTTTGCAAATCAATATCCTGATGCTGTTTATTTAACAAGTGACATGATCAAAATAGAAGGTGATCGAACACACTCACTTTCTTTAATTCATAATCACACAAACCTATTAGATAAATTAGATCATTATCATCCATTAGTTAATTACGTCAACAATCCATCTTATTATTGCCTTGGTTATTTGCGCTGCTTTAAAAATATACCAACTTTAGATTTTAAGATAGACGATTTCAATGCGTGTGCTGAAGATTCCTACAGGGCCATGTATATGAATAGTTTGGGCAAATGGCTCCATATACCCAGAGTCCTTTACAAATGGATTGTAAGAAAAGATTCTGAATCTCACTCTCAAGTGGTGGAAAATTTCAATGGTAATTTTGATGGCGCTTATAATAGAATAAAAGATCAATGCTATGATCCTTATTATGACTTTCAAGATGTGTACAAAGAAACATCAGCTTTACAATTAATTGGCACCAGTGAATTACATAATAAAAATATTTGTATTATTTCACGAGGTTTAACAAACGAGCAAAAGAATAAATTACGTAATCTGTATTTTGACTGCGAGTTATTTTTCAACAAACAACCAAATTGCGATCACTATGTTGTAGTATTAAATTATTTTAATGACTCTTATTGTAATGAATTAGATGATTGGATAAAAATAAATGCTGGTAGCTGTAAAACAACTTATTATTATTTTGAAGAAGAGTGTCATGAAAACATGGACGCTTTAAATGCTAAAATAGCTAAAAAGTTTCATCCAATCATTGATAGCAGAAATAATTTTTTTATGTATTTTCGTCACAATTATACAACAATACAACAAGAGAAAAAAAATAAACTATTATTTATAGCGCCGCATTTGTCGACTGGTGGCTCTCCAGCTTATTTAGAGTGGTTGATTGGCAAACGTAAATCAGAAGGCTATGACGTAAAAGTATTAGAGTATTCTTATTATGGCGCATATGACGTTCAAAGAAAGCGTATTAAAAAATTAGTTGGAGATCATAATTTTATTAGTTTTTGTACACATTGGGAAGATGATGAAAAGATTATATCAAGAGGAAGTGATGTTGTTGATATGGTCAAAAAAATTAATCCAGACATAATACATTTAAATGAAATTTCTGAGATATTTTGTTACAAACCATTTGTTCAAGAGTTAAAAGATTACCTGTACAATCCAAACAAATCTTTTAAATTAATTGAAACATGTCATACGTCTGAATTTGATTTTAAGAAAAAAACATCTATTCCTGATGAATTTCATTTCTGTAGCCCATACCATGCCACTTTAACAAATCACATTGATATACCAAAGATTTTAGTGGACATGGAGTTACCTAAAATAGAGCGCCCAGATAGAAAAAAAGCGCTGAGCAATCTGGAGCTATCTCCTGATTATTATCATGTTTTAAATGTTGGGTTGTTTAACGAATTTAAAAATCAAAAATATATTTTTGAATTAGCCAGTAAATTACAAGACTACAAAATACAATTCCATTTTATAGGTAACGATTGTTATTTAGGTAATTGTGGTATTGATGAAAATTTACTAAATCTTCCGAATTGTATCGTTCACGGAGAAAAAAATAATGTGCTGGAGTACATGGCGGCTGTAGATTTATTTTTATTTTCTTCTCTTAAAGAGCTTAATCCAATTTGTTTAAAAGAAGCTATTAGTTGCGATCTGCCTATTTTCATGTATAATTTAGATGTCTATAATGGGCATTATGATAACCATCCTTTAATTTCATACATTAAAGAAGATAACGTTTTAAATTTTTTATTAAATAAAATGAATACAACTTATGATCATATAATTAACGAATCTGGAAGTCTTGGGGATTGTTTAGCGTGGGCTCCTATTGTGGCGGAATACGCTAGACAAAAAGGTAAAAATGTTAATTACTATACTCCTCATAAAGACATTTTAGAAGATTCGTATCCTCAAGTTAATTTTTATAATTATTCAGATAAAAATAATATCACTGAAGGCGAAGTTGTTTCCATAGGGTGTTTTACTGGATCAGATTGGCAAACAAAAAACCTACAAAAAGTAGCGACTGATATTTTGGGCATGGAATTTAAAGAAGTTCGTTGCCAAATTTCTCATAAATTCAAAAAGAAAAATAACTTTGATAAAAAATATGTATGTATTGGTACTCAATCAACTGCTCAAGCTAAGTATTGGAATAACCCGACAGGATGGCAACAAACTGTAGATTATATAAAAGAGTTAGGTTATGAAGTTGTTTGTATAGATAGAAATGCTTCTTTTGGTGTGGATGGAAAATTTAATTATATGCCTAAAAATTGCATAGATAGAACAGGAGATTTTCCTTTACAAGATAGAATTAATGATTTGTTTCATTGCGAGTTTTTTATTGGTCTTGGCTCTGGATTGTCTTGGTTAGCATGGGCTTGTGGAAAACCTGTTATTATGATTTCTGGATTTTCCGCTCCGTATGCTGAGTTTACGACTCCTTATAGGCTTATCAATGAAAATGTATGTAACAGCTGTTGGAACGATACAGAATGTAAATTTGACGCTAATAATTGGTTGTGGTGCCCAAGAGATAAAAACTTTGAATGCTCAAAAGAGATTAGCTTTGATATGGTTAAAGAAAAAATTAATCAACTTTTAAACATAGGACAAAAGAATATTCATCAAAGTACATATCACGAAATTTTTGAGTTGAATCAATACCAACAATTTGTTCAAGTAGAGCAAAATGATTTTGTTTTAGACGTGGGTTGTTCGCAAGGCCCATTTTATTTTCAAAACAAAGATAAACATATTGACTATGTAGGAGTTGACGCGAGCATACATTGTATAGAAGATTTTTACTCAAATCTCACCAACGAAGATTTAACAATCATTAATGCAATCATAAGTCCAAAAACAGGAATTCAAAAATTCAATTGGTTTATTTATAATGAGCCCGAAGTAAAAGTTAATTCAATAACTTTTCCAGCATTAATGAAATTACTCAATAGAAAAATTGATTTTTTTAAATTTGATATCGAGGGATACGAGATGACCTTCTTAAAAGATTATTATGATTTATTTAAAAAATACATCTATAAATTTGCTGGAGAACTACATTTTTTAAATAATCCATGGAGTCGAGCAGAGTTTCATGAGATGTTGTTAAAACTTAAAGAAGATTCACAAATTGAATTTAAATTATATTCTTTGGATATGATAGACATTACAACTTCTTATTATGATAATGGCGATTATTATACCGAAATTATTATTAATGGATATGTTAAACAATCATGATAACACTAAAAGTAGACGAAGCTTATGCTTTTGATTATCTAAGTATATTAGAAATTAAAAAATATAAAACTAACGATGAATCTAAATGGTTAGAATGTCTTGATCATTTGTCTTGTCAATTTGATATTGACTTCTTTAAAGAAATGATTGCATCTCAAGAGTACAAAGACATGATTAAAGCTAACGAATTAACATTTAAAGCTGTGGATAAAGCTAAAAGAAATGAAGTTAGCGCCAAAGATGTAGATTATTGTAACTTTCAAAGACACTTAGCAAAAGAAAACTTCCAAAGAAAATTCTTTGGAAGTGATCTATCGGAGAAAAAAATAGGATACGAAAAATATTTATAAATTATACAATATACCAGATGGAAAGTATACCTGACCATCTTCTCCAGCTACTTGAACTGGAGCTGCTTGATACATATTGTATGATGTAATTAATTTTTCTAATTCAGCATTAGCATCATTAGCCAAGCCTCGATAGGTTTTGGCTAATTCGTTTTTGTTTGTGCGAGTGATCATCGAGTCACCTTCACGTAAAGATATAAAGTCTACTTCAGAATCAACGCCACGTAATACTTGGCGCGTCTTCTTTGTATAGAATTCATATAGGTACATTTGTTTATAAATGGCTCGTTCTTCTTGTTTAAACGATCCTGTGGGCGCAAAGTATGCGCCACTAACTTCGTAACTTGTAAACAAACGATTATTTAATTGCCCAATATTATTAGCTAACCAGCCACTAATAAAATAAAATTGAGCATAACCGCTGTCATAATCAAACTCATTAGCGAATATCTCGTCAGCTAAATTATGTACACTGTATGATACCATATATTATATATACACTTATTTGGTTAAATGTTCAGATTTTTATACAAGAGGAGGAAATGGAGGTAATGGCGGCAAATTAACATTAGATGCTCCAGTAGGTATATCTGGCCAACTTACGCCTGTATTAGATTCTGAAAAATTATCAAACATTCCCCGAAGCTCGACTCTGAATGTAGCAAATTCTTGTTTGCTTTCTTCAGAAATAGGGGCGTCAGGCAACTGCGTAAAATCTGTTTCCCTTAAATAAACATTTCTTATTTCTCTAGCCCTAAAAAGCCATTGATTTTTTTTATCTTCTATTTCTGCACCTGTTAAATTAATTATATTGTAACTCACATCAACTACTTCGCTTTCAGCATTTACTGCATATATTTCGCCTAGTTTTTGCGAAAATGATAATTCTGGTTTTTCTGCGTAAGCTGCTTGCCAAAAAGCTAAATCCGGCTGATTAATCCAAGACATGTCCTTTAATAAATTTGGATTATTATCTGCTATTAAATTAAAGTTTGAAACTTCACCATAAATTGACGGTAAAGGCTCTGGGCCTTTTAAAATTAAAGGATTTCCATTGTTTAGGTGTATTAAAAAATAATTCATATTATTATATATTATTGTAATTTTAAATATTTCTGCATATAAGCACTGCAAAGAGCACTTAATATAGGGCTTTCATAACCAGAGCCTAATGGAACTGGATTGATATTATCCCACAAAGCGATATGACCTATTTTCACATTTGAATATTGATAACTACTTGCGAAAGATCTCCCTATGGACATCCCATAACTCTGAAACGTTTCCCAACTATTATTTGAATTAGAAGATACAATTGCTACATTAAATCTATTGATTTGATTATTATAATACATCTGAGATGTAAAATAATTATAATTACTCAAAGAGCTTATATCAAAAGCTACTACAGTCGGAAAAGTCGTGGAGACACTTACTCCAGTACTATCAACATTGCTCCCATCAGAAAATTCAAGAGTAGAATAACCACTCGAATTAAGACCAAAATACCAATATCTTCCGTTACTTGTATTATAGGAACCACAATAAACATTGTTAAAACCAG